TTATGGACTACGACCGTATGCCGGACTCAATCGGCGGCGAAGGCAACGCTTTCGATCTGACCAAAAAGCGCGGGCAGACCTTCAAGCGGCGTGCGATGTGCGTTGCCGAATCTTCGCCCGGTCGTGATGTCACGAACGCAAAGTGGGTTGCGAACTCGCCACATGAGGCTCCGCCCGCAACAGGCATTCTCGATCTCTATAACCGCGGGGATCGCCGCCGCTGGTATTGGCGTTGTCCTTGGTGCGATGAAGCATTCGAGCCAGCTTTCGGGCTTCTCAGCTACCCCGAAAGCCGAGATCACCTTGAAGCCGCTGAGCAGGTGGTGATGGGTTGCCCGCATTGCGGCGGCGTGATGACGCCAGATCAACAGCACGAACTCAACCTCGGCGGTCGCTGGGTTAAGGACGGCGCGGTGTGGTTGCCCGATGGGTCGATGGTGCCCAAGGACGGCCACACCATTCGCCGAAGCGAGATCGCCTCATTCTGGATGAAGGGGCCAGCGGCCAGTTTCACCAACTGGAAAGAACTCGTCGTGAAGTATCTCGACGCATCCGAAGCCTGGGAAAAGAACGCCGACGAAGAATCTCTGCGCACGACGGTCAACGTCGATCAAGGTGAGCCGTATATCCCGAAGGCTATGGAAGCGGGACGGTTGCCAGAAGAACTCGCGTCGCGCGCTGCCCATTGGGGCGGATCGCGGGCTGAGCCGGTTGTGCCTGAGGGCGTCCGTTTTCTCGTCACCACGGTTGACGTGCAGGCGCGCTCGTTCGTGGTGCAGGTTCACGGTATCGGTGTCGGCAACGATATCTGGCTGGTCGATTTCTTCAAGATCAGGAAGAGCCGATATCGGCATGACGATAACGGGGAAAAAGCGATCATCGATCCTGCGGCCTACCCCGAGGATTGGAATACGCTGATCGACGAGGTGATTGAGCGAACCTATCCCCTGGCCGACGGCAGTGGGCGTCGGATGCAGGTGAAACTCATTGGTTGCGACTCTGGCGGTAAGGCAGGCGTCACCTCGAAGGCTTACCAGTTCTGGCGCTCGCTGCGTGACGATGACAAGGGCCGTCAGCATCACAGTCGTTTCCAATTGGTGAAAGGCGAGGCAAAACCTTCGACCCCACGCTATCGGAAGACCTATCCCGATTCGAACCGCAAAGACCGGAACAGCGGCGCGCGCGGTGACGTGCCCGTCGTTTTCCTCAATTCCGACACGCTCAAGGATACGGTCAGCGGGATGCTCGGTCGTATCGAGGCCGAGGGCGGGCGAATCAACTTCCCGATCTGGTATGACGAGCGAGGGAAGCAAGAGGACCTCGGGTGGCTGTATTCGCAGCTTACGGCGGAAATCCGCACTGACAAAGGATGGCAAGCCAACGGCGGGCGACGCAACGAAGCGTTCGATCTTCTTTACTACACAATCGGCCTCTGCCTCGATCCTAGGATCGCATTGGAGAAGATCGATTGGTTCAATCCGCCTAAGTGGGCCGAAGAATGGGACCAAAATAATCTCGTCTTTGACGGCAACGAGGGGCCGAGGTTTGCGCCGCAGGTGCGCAAGACTGATCTTGCCGCTTTGGGCGACCTTCTGACTTGACGATTTATCAACTTTTCGATGTCAGTCTAAAGACCATGCACCATATTATCGCACTCGCTCTGCTTCTTTCTGCAAGCCCCCAAACCGTGATAGAAGATATCAAGGTGGCTCGCGAAGCCTATCGTCAGTGCGTGATTGACGAGGCGGTCAGACTCGGTGGGAACAACAACGAAAGCGCCGAAACGATCTTGTCTGCCGTTGCTTCGGTGTGCCGGGATCGCGAAGATGCAGCGCGAACAGCTTATGCTCGCGCCCCTATATCCGATTTGCGGGCCGACGTGTTGTTCAGTCGCGACCGGCAGCTTGCCCAACAGGATGCGACCGCAGCCCTGCTCAGCGCGCGGGCGTCGTAATTTTTCGCAGTAGCATTTCACTATTTAGTTGAAATCCTCATGGGTGGCGTTAAGGCTCACCTCATGGCGACCCAAGAAGAACTGCTCACCGAAGCCAAGGCGGCTTACCATCGGCTGATGCTCGGCGAGAGTGTTGTCGAGGTGCGCGATCAATCTGGTGAGAGCATTCGGTATCAGGCGGCTACGGCCTCTCGGCTGCTTGCCTATATCCGCCAGATGGAACCGACCTTTCTGCTTCCGGCAGCAAACGGGCCAATGCGTTTTGTCGGGGGGCGCCGTTAGTGGCAAGCGCGATCCAGATCGACGATCTTCTCGGCTCGTCCGAGGGGGCCAGCGCCGCCCCCGTTCCCGTCCCTGCGGTGGGTGGCGCTGGTTCAAATCTTGCGATGGGCGGGGCCTATGAGGCGGCTGATCGCTATGAGCGTTCGATGGCGCTGTGGACGCCACCGCTCACGATGGCCGATCAGGAAATTCTGCCCGCCAAGCACCTCGCCGATGCTCGCGTTCGCGACACGCTGCGGAATGACGCCTATTTCGTCAACGCGGCGAATATGCACCGCGACCACATTGTCGGCAGCATTTTTCTTCTCAACTCCAAACCAGCCTCGCGCGTGCTCTTCGGGGCCGCCGACGATATGTGGGAAGCCGAGTTTCAGGAAGAAATCGAAGAGAAGTTCACTCTTTGGGCCGAAAGTGACGAATGTTGGGTTGACGCAACTCGGCGGAATACGTTCTCCGAACTCGTGCGTCTCGCTGTCGGCATTCACTTCATGGGCGGCGAAGTCATTGCCAGCGCCGAGTGGTTGCGCGAAGAAGCAGATCGCCCGTTCAAGACCGCAATTCAGATGCTCGATCTCGAACGGGTTTCGACACCGCCGCAGTATAGTGCTGACATCGGCGTTCGCGGCGGTGTGCGCCGGAACAGCCGCGGTCGCCCGGTCGGCTACTACGTGCGTGATGCACACCCGACCGATTATCGCGATCCGCGCGCTCATCAGTGGAAGTTTGTCGATTCGGCAAAGCCGTGGGGTCGTCGCCAGATGATCCATGTCTTCGAGCAGATGCGGCCTGACCAGACCCGAGGGATTGCCGAAGTCACCGCGATGCTGCGCGAGTCCAATCAGGCGAAGACCATGCGCGCGGTCGCGTTGCAGAACATGATCGTGAACTCGTCCTATGCTGCGGCGATCGAGAGCGATCTGCCGACTGACGTTGTTTTCAATATGCTCGGTGGCGGCGGCGTCGAAAGCGCCGATGCAATGACGGGCGCGATCTCGAACTACATGGAATCCTACCTTTCGACCGTTGCCCAATACGTCGGCAAGTCGAAGTATGCGCAGATCGACGGGGTGAAAATCCCGCACCTTCCGCCTGGTTCGAAATTGAACCTGATGCCGGTTGGCCAGGGCGGCTTGCTTGGAACCGATTTCGAGCAATCTCTGCTTCGCTATATGGGCGCTGGCAGCGGCCTGACCTACGAGCAGTTCTCGCGCGATTACTCCAAGACGAACTATTCGTCGATCAAAGCCGGTCTCGCCGAGACCGGCCTGTATATGGCTTCGAAGAAGAAGATCATCGCCGATCGTTTCGCGAGCGCGATCCTTCGCTTGTGGATGGAAGAAGCCATCAACGCAAACCAGATCGAGACGCTCAAGCGTCGCGAGGTGCCGAACTTTTACGAGCCGCTGATGGCCGAAGCCTACACGGCCTGTGAATGGATCGGCTCTTCGCGCCATCAGATCGACGAACTCAAGGAAACGCAGGCTGCGGTCGCCCGTATCAACGCGGGCCTGACCACTCGTGAGATCGAGATCGCCCGCTTTGGCCGTGATTACCGCAAGGTCTTCCGCCAGTTGTCGCGGGAGAAGGCTCTTGCCGAAGACCTCGGCCTCGATTTCTCGGGCAACGATGCAATGATGGGCGCCGTTGAGGCGGCGACCGATGAAGAAGATCAGGAAGCAAAGGCGCCCCGCAATGACCAGTAACCCTTTCATGTCGCGGTTCAATCAGGCCCCGGCGCTGGTGAATCCGGAATTGCAGCTTCACTTCGAGGCCTGCTTGACCGCAGGTGCCGCACACATCGAACGGTTCGAGAAGCCGATCGAGGCGATCTCCGCCGAGGCCCACGATAACGATGACGGCTTCTGGCCTGCCGAGGATTCCTACACCGCCTTCTATCGTCCTTACAAGGTGCTCAACGGCACCCTGCGGATCGATGTGAAGGGCGTTCTCATCAACGACTTTCCGTATCAGGTCTCAGACTGGTTGACCGGCTACGAATATATCTCGCGTGCGGTGAATCGTGGGCTTGCTGATCCCGATGTGAAGCGAATTGCGCTGATGGTGAACTCGCCTGGTGGCACCGTGGCCGAGTGCTTCGAATGCGCCGATGTGATCGCCAGCGCCCGCGAACAGAAGCCGATCCAAGGTTTCGCCCGCGACTATGCCTATTCGGCGGCCTACGCGCTCATCAGCGCAACGTCGAATATCCACATGACGCGCACTGGCGGCGTTGGGTCGATTGGCGTTGTTACCGCACACACCGACATCAGCAAGCGTATGGATGCGATGGGGATGAAAGTCACCTTCATCTACGCTGGAAAGCATAAGGTCGATGGCAATCCATACGAGCCGCTTCCCGAAGCCGTGAAGGATCGGATGCAGGCGCAAATTGATGAACTCTACGAAGTGTTCGTGTCCCATGTGGCACGCCACCGGACGATGAGTGAAGACGAGGTTCGGGCAACCGAAGCCGACACCTTCACCGCGACCGAAGCCACCTCAAACGGATTGGCCGATTCGGCTGGCCCGCTTGAAGCAGCCCTGGCCTCATTCGAGGCCGAAATGTCCAACGAAACGGAGTCTGATATTATGTCCCAGGATAAGGACACTTCGGCGACCCTTGAGGCCGCCGTGAATACCGCCCGCGCAGAAGCTTTGCGTGAAGGCGCATCGCTCGAACGCGCGCGCATCACCGCGATCCTCGGTTGCGATGCAGCCAAGAACCGCCCCGTGGCCGCGCAGAACGTGGCGATGGAAACCGAGATGAGCGTTGAGGCGGCGACCAACTTCCTCGCAAAGCTGCCCGAAGAAGCGACCCCGGTTGCTTCGACTGGTGGCGAAGGCGCTGGCGTCGGTGCCAATCGCTTCGACAAGGCGATGACGAGCACGGGCAATCCGAACCTGAGCGGCAACGATCACGGCGAAGGTAGCAACGAGCCGACCGGCGCTCAGTCGCTCATCGCTGCCCGCAAGGCTGCCACCGGCTTCGGCCCGAAGAAGGTCGCTTAATCGCGCCTTTGAGTTCAACCTTTTAGTGAAGGAATAATCTCATGCCCAATATCCCTTATGGCGGCGAAGGCGTTGCGCAGGGTATCGACACCCAGGAGTTTAGCTACAACGAACTCCTGACCGGCCATGCTCCCGCATTCCTGACTGTCCCAGGCTACCAAGCCGATGGCACGGTTGCGATGGCGGCTTTCACCGTGGTCGGCGTCAATGCCGGTGCGCTCGTTCCGGCTGTTCTCGGTGGGGCTACTCCGATTGCCCCGATCGGCATTTTGCCCGCCCCGATTCTCGCGAGCGGAAACGTGCAGAAAGTCGGCCTGATCCGCGGCGGGAACTTCAACGTCGATGCTCTGGTTTTCGATGCTTCTTTCGCAACGGAAGCGGACAAGCTGGCTGCGTTTGAAGGCGCACCGACCCCCACCAACATCGTCTTGCAGAAGGTCGGCTAATCGCCGCCCGTTAAGCACGACCTTTCTCAAGAAGAGGAAAGCAAGAAATGACTATCACCCCTCAGTTCTACGATACTGAATCCCTCCTCGGAGTGATGCAGGAAGAAGACCCTGTAAACTTCTATTGGGCGGCGATGTTCTCGAACCAGATCAACTCGGACGACGAGTATATCGACTTCGAGAAGATTCCGCATCAGGGCCGGAAGTTGGCGCCGTTCGTTACCCCTCTTGCGCAGGGTAAGCCGATCTATAGCCGTCGGGCCATCCTGAATCGCGTCAAGCCCGCCTACATCAAGCCGAAGGATGCTGTGTCGCCGGATCGCGTGATGAAGCGCAAGCCTGGGGAACTGCTCGCCCCGACGCCGATGTCGCCGGAACAGCGCCGTCAAGCTGTGATTGCTGACATCATCGTGCAGCACAACGAAGCGATCGATCGTTCTCTCGAATGGCTGGCTGCGCGTGCTGTGATCGACGGCAAGGTTGTGATCGGCGACGATCTGATGCCCGAGCGCGAAGTCGATTTCCAACGTGACGCTGCCCACACCGTCGCCCTCGGCGCTGGTGCCCGGTGGAACGAAGGGACCGCCACCATCGTCGAGAACATCGAATCGTGGCGCACGCTGGCGCGTCGGGCTTCGTTCGGTGGCCGGATGAACCGCATCACCATCGGTGCCGACGCTTGGGATGTCATGCGGAAGAGCGACGAGATCAAGGCGTTGCTCGACCTCTACACCCGTGGCACTGACGGCAACGTCCGAACCGGGATTTCGGCTGACGCCGAAATCGAATTTGTCGGTCAGCTTGCACCCGATCTGCAAGCCTACGTCTATTCGGATTATTACGAGACGAACGCTGGCGACATTGTGCCGTTCCTCGATCCGAAGGCCGTGGTTCTGACCGGCCCGAGCATGATGGGTTATCGTTGCTTCGGTGCGATTCAGGACCCGTATGCGCAGTATCGCCCCTTCGAGAAGTTCCCCCGGAACTTCCGTCAGGACGATCCGGCTGGCGAGTTCGTGATGACTCAGTCCGCCCCGCTGATGGTTCCGGTCAATCCGAACGTCACCTTCAAGGCGACGGTTCTGGCTTAATCGCCCGGAACTTCCTGCAAACAAGGCTCCCGAGGGCTTCGGCCCTCGGGATTTCCCCAAACCGAAAGGGACAAATATCATGCCAACTTTCACAGCAATCAATCGCATCGAACGCCGCGTCAAAGGTCAAACTGTCATTACCAATCCGGGCGATACCATCGTTCTCTCTGGTGAAGAAGCCGACGAAATGGTCGCGCTCGGTGCAGTTCGGGAAGGCTCGGACGATCTGAGCGACGAAACCGCTGACGACCAGGTTCCGGCCAAGACCGCCAAGCAGAAGAAGGCCAAGACCGCCAAGCAGAAGAAGGCCGAAGCCGCCGCTGCCGAGAAGTCT